TCCATAGACTTCATCCCAAGTAAACCCACCTTTTCCATAATAACACAAAGAAAAAATTTCTTCATGTAATCCCAATCTATAATCAGGTGCCAGGCCAAAAAAATGATACCTCTATGGGTATATCAATCTCCTTCACCTCACCAGTTATATCCGAAACAAAACTAAATGTCATATCTAGATCGGGTGAGATTTCTTTCATATATGACCGCAATGCTCTCGAATCTGCAGCAAATAATTCATTATCAACAAAATTATTTATAGCAGCTCTTCCTGATTCACCATCAACTGATGTAATAATATGTTTGAGTCTTGTTGTTAATTCCTTATCAACCCCGGTTTTAACGAGTGTTTTATTCATTGACTTTATTTCACTTTGTATTTCCTTTTCCAATCCATGTGTCATAAGTCTGAATGTAACTACTCGTTTTGATATTGGCAATTCAAAATCAAATTCATTCTTTCCACTCTGAAACAAGCTGTAATCGACCTCCTTGTGCTCAATTTCAGTTAAATCTATTGTTACTTTTTGTTTATCTCCAGGTGAGAAAGGATCTTCAATCTGAACAGTATAATCTTTCCCATACCCTAAAATCCTAGCAGCCACCATTATTGCATTTTTATCGCCAACATATAAATCCGAATAATTGATTGGGGTAACAATCAAAGACTCAAACAATTTATCTAAAACTACACCTTGTTTAATAAGGTTCTGTGAAGTTAAAATATCTTCTTCTCTTGCAGTCATATATTTCATTTCAATAACACCTTCTCTTAAAGGACTTCCCTCTGGATACAACAGACCTTTTGAAGGCAAAGGTATTATTTCCGTTGGAAAATTTGTTTTTTTAACAGATGTTTGTTTATGTTCTGCGAGAAGTTGTGCCTTAATATCGGCATCCGAAACAGCTTCTTCATTTGCTACATTGTAGCCGGTTGGAATTTTTGTCATAACTTAAATCCTATAACAATGTTTGTAATAAAACGTTTTATTTTACAAATATAAATATGGGTATACCGAAAAAATCAGTATACCCGGTTTTCATTTCAATCTCAATATGATAATAAAATCAGTATTGGAGGATAGCATAATCATAAGCGAGTGTGAGAGAAATCTCAACAAACGCATCATTTGCCCAATCCATTTCACCGAATGTTGTTGCAGTAATGAAAGCACCTTTAAGTGTCCATTCTTCAACCTTATCACCAACAGGACCGAGAACATGAAGTGTTATGTCTTTCTTGTAAAAGTCAGAATAACCATCACGACCTGTTACGGATTCGTGTGAAAGACGCACCCATTCCATTGTTGCCTGAGCAGCGGAAGGCACGATAGGATCATACAATTTGATTGTAATATCTTGCCACTCACCCTTTCCCTTTACTTTACGTTTGACGTTGATGTGGTCAAGTGTGATTGGATTGAAACTGATATTTGGTCTACCAGCACCTTTTACCAAATATGCAGGAACGCCTTCAATATACATGATAAAGCGATTCTGTAATTTCGGCTCAAACGGTGTGAAAAAAATTTCATTGGGATCGAGTAATTCAGCCATTTATATCTCCAAATTAAAAATATCTTCTGTAATAAATATACAACTTTGAAAAAAACATGGGGAGTGTATTTCAACTCCCCACTTACATCAATTAAGCACCAGGAAAAGCAGCACCAGTAGACTGAACATTGAAATCAAGAATGATAAATTCAGCAGTCTTTGCAGGTTGTAAGAACAACTGACCGTATAAGATATTACGATCGATGATGTCTGCAGTGTTATTACTTTCATCCATGATAACACGGAAGGCATAGAGACCTTGACGTTGTTGGATGGATTCGAGATATGGTGTTACTATGTTCAAGAATCGTGAACGTGTTTGTGAAGTATTTTGTTCAAACACAAGGTATCTTGTGGAAGAAGCAATAAACTTCTTAGCAGCAATTAACAATCTACGAACATTGATACGGTCAAGAGCAGATGGGCGACCTTGAAGCGTTTTTTGACCCCATACACATACTCCAGTTGATGGGAATACTGCGATAGGATTGATACGAGCTTCATAAAGTGTATCTCTTTCTGCATGAGTTAGACGAGACTTAACCTCAACTACCTCTGTAAGTCCACCGCGATTCAAACCAGCAGGAGCGAACCATTCAGCTGCAACACGGTCATTGAATGCAATAACGCCAGGAAGAACAACAGATGGTGGAACCCAAATTGGCTTGTTTCTATCGAAATCAAGAATCTTAACCCAAGGATAGTATGTAGCAGCGTAGTTACTGTCAAATCCTTCTGTTGTTGCAACAGCAGTTGCGATGTTATCATTTATACCGACTGAATCCATTACATAGAAAGAATCACCACGATCCTCACATACATCTTTAGCATAAGTTGTTATGGAAGAATGTAATGAGTGAAGAACACCAGGTGTTGCAATCATGTTAATATCAAATTCATCGGCATTTGAAATTGTATCAAGTGCCTTTTTGTAAGAAGTATATCCATCGGCAGTTGAGTTTGATATATCAAATCCTTGTGTATTACCAGCTTCAATATATGTTCCCAATTTCTTTTGGAGATTTGGTTTATGACCGTCAAATCCACCTTGCATTGGCACCATAAATTTACGAGAATCAAGTGCAGTGTTTGTTGTCAAATCAATAGATGCACTGTAAGCAACTGCACTGGATGGGAAACTTGCACCAGGATTTTGTTGATAATCACCCAAATAGAAATCTATATTACTACCTGTTGTTTGATTTGCAGTGATTGGTAATGGGCGGAGATAATTGAAGTTATCTGTATTACCAAAATCATAATTGAATCCCCAATACACTCGTCTATTGTAAGCACCGCCGGCTGTTTGGTCAGCAACAAATGAAGCAGCAGGTGGTTGAGTGAATGCAGAAGGGATCGGTGATTTCAAAGCACGGAATCCAAAAGGAACCAGATTTGGAGATACACCACCGTTTGTTACGGCCTCTGTTACTTCAACACGAATATATTTTGATTTATTAGAATAATCACCATTAACAACAACTTTACCTTCATCGGTAATTGTTATGTATCTATCACCAATAACTCTCGAAATGAATTTAGGTGAATTTGGATCCAAATTACACTTGAATGATTCTATTACATTTGGACGCAAATCTTCGTCTTCATATGTAAATGGTGTTTGTGGAAGTTTAGATTGATCAACAAATCTAACAACAACATCGAAATCACCATATTCAGAACCTGCGATTGTTCCAGCAGGACGAATGTTTGCAATACCAACCTTTACTTCATAGTTAGAATGAATACCATGAGAAATTGTGTGGAACTTAAACAAATCTATTTTAGTTGCACCAATTTTTTGTGATGTTATCCAAGGAGTAGAAGCGGCCATATAATCATCTGTGAAATCCCAAGGTGAACCCGCAGAGCCGGTTTCAATCATTATGGTAGTTGCTGCATCAGCTGCAAGTGAAGCAGATGCCTCTTTCTTAAAGCTAACATAGTTGTAAACTGCATGAGTTCCATATGGATTGTAACCATACAAATCACCGATAAATGCAGAAGATTCTGGATTTATTGATGAACTATATGATGTTCCGTTTTCATCAAGTGCGTTTGTAAATGCTGACACATCGGTTGTGAATGAACCAGACAATGTTAAAACAAAACTTCCACTAGCATTAGATGAAAGTGTTGTCTTTTCAAATAAAGATGTTGCATCGGAATTAGTTACAACAAACGTTGGATGTAAGAAAGAAATCAATTTCTTACCCCAAGAACCAGTTGCAACAACAGCAACAGGATGTTTCAGTGAATATCCACCAGATCCGAGAACACGAACTATCGTTGCACTACCAGCATTATTAAGATAATTTTTTGCTGTATATGGTAGGTATGAATGTTCGTATGTATTACCGAAATGTGTTACAAAGTCACCAAAACTATTAACTACGGTCGGGACGAATGCAGGTCCCTTTAGCGTTGGTCCAATGAGAGCCGCACCAATGTTTCCGATTCCTTGTGGGAGGAATGAGAGGTCCATTTCATTGGTAAACACTCCAGGACTTACAATTCTTTCATTAGCCACTTATTATCTCCATAAAATTATAGAATGAATTTCTGCATATAAATATAAAACAAAAAATTCAAATTATGTTTTAGATGCAATAAATTTACCTGAATCTAAATCCAAAACACCATCTCCGTATTTTTCGTTTAGTTTCTGCACAAGTTCTGATTCTTGATTTTGCAAACTCACATAATCATTGAATAATCTTTCTCTCAATTCTTTCATCTGTTCCAATCTCTTATTCAAAAGATGTAACTCTATTTCCACTTGACCTATTTGTGCAGTTGTTCTTGCATAGCCGGATTGTAATGATTTTACGGTATCAATATCTGTCTGCTCAAATTCTTTTTCTGTAACTGTGTTTTCAGCATTCTCTGCCATATAAAACCTCACTTAAAATTGTAAAATGTAACACATATAAATATGTTGATAAAACTTGTA